ACCAAATTCTTTAAACTTGTTTATAAATCTTTTACGAAAATCATTTGCAATTCTAAAACTTATAAACTTACGTCTATCAACAACATCGCCCATATGGACACAAGTTGTTATTCCTCTTTCCTTTAAAGTTGGAAAGAATACATTTTCGTAAAACTTATAAAAATATTCATTAAAATTAAGATTGTCATTACGAGCACCAAAATGGGTGTCGGTTATAATAGCAAGTTTCAAATTAATTGTATCCTTTGCCCGCTACATCTTCATCTTCATCTTCTTCCATAAAATTTTCAAGACCTTTAGTCTTATTTACTATTTTCTTTTTTGGTTTATATACATCTTCGTCTGGCAACATTACATTTGGATCAAAGCCCTGTACACTATAATGAGTAGTGTCACCTTCGTTAACTGTCCAAGATTGATAACTAACACTTTCAATCATTTTATTTCTAACGTGAGTTTGTTTTTTTTCTTTTGCAATCCTACGCAGAAAAGCGTAGTATATAATTTGAGTAAAATACGCAAAGGGATTCTTTGATTTTTCTGGATCAAAATTGCCACAATACTGTAAACAATTTTCAATACCGTCAGAAATCATTTCATCTCTATAGGTGTAGTTTATAAAATTTGGTCTATATGATAAGTGAGTTGCAATCTTTAAAAAACATTCGCCAATATAGTTATTTACTTGTGGTCTAACTCTATCTTCTTCAGGTAAATCTTTTTGTTCTTCTTCTGCTAACTTACACTCAGCTTTCCACTCAGTCATGGCTTGAAGGAAAACTTTGTTTTCTACATAGTGTTCTCCCTTTGCCTTTTTAACTTTTGCCATCTCAACTCCTTTTTTCAAGTTAGACGTATACTATACTATATTGCCGTGTGAAAGTCAAGTAACTAATAAAAAATAAAAGAGACTTGACAGAAGGCTGTTCGCGGTGGTAGTATAGCTGTGTTGGTTGGATATGAATATATTAATGATATCTAGATTTATCATTACTAGTTGCTTCATTTAAAACTTCTTCATATTCCTCATCAAACATCTCTTCATCCGTTGGATTATCATCTACTACAATAGAATCATCAACAATTTCTTCAGAAAATTTACTCTGTTTGTCGACAATATTTCTATAATAAGCAGACAATCCTATTGAGGCTGCTGTAATAACAATTACATGACTCTCTTTAATTTCAAAGTGTTTGTCTTCTGTAAAGGGAGAAATCCAAGAAGTAAGTTGTAGAGATTCTATATGTCTACCAGAATCATCATCATGCACCACCTCCATTTTTAATGGAGTTCTGATTATATACTTTTCATTAACATGTTCCACAGCTTCACAAATAATATTGTCACCATTTGTTAACTTAACGACTTTATAATTTGTTTCCATTTTTAACCTTCTTTCTTATTGTATTTAATTATATTTATGTGTCTACAATTTTACCTTACTAATTTGGTAATCAAATTGTTGTTCATTATATAGAGCTATTCTTTCTGAAAAATGATTTAATGTAAAATTACGAGTATTCTTATGAGATACATCATCTGCAATATCAAATATTAAAACGGAAAACTTAGTGTCGGTCTTACGCAATCCACGGCCAAGGCTTTGGAGCACTCTAATCCTACTTTTACTTGGGGAACTGAACACGATGTTATTAATATTCCTAATATTAATGCCAGTACTAAATGTGCCGTAACTTGCAAGTATAATTGACTTCTTTTCATTCTCTACAACTCCTCTTATTTCTTCTCTTTCTGATGTGTCTGTTCCACCATACACAAAAAATGTTTTTCTATCTGTAATTGTTTCTTGAACTTGGTCATATAATGGTTTACCATGTTTTTCAACTAATTGAAATAAACAAAGCGTATTACCATCTAAGTGTTGCAAAAGATTAACTATGAAGTCATTTCGTTTCTCATTCGTTGCAAGATACTCCAGTTCTTCTGCATATGTCATTTTCTCACGAATGTTTTTATGTTTTAAAACAATACACTTAACAGTCAAATCTGCAAGTGTTTTCTTGTCTATAAGCTCCTTAGTGGTCACTATAGTTTCAGCAGTACCAAATAGACCTTCTAGTACTAAGCGATGCGTTAGCGTTCCATCTAGGGTGCCTGTGAGTCCAAAACGGTACTTACATTGGTGTAACTTAGTCATAATCCCTGTCAGAGATTTAGACTTAAACATATGCGCTTCATCACCAATTACACACCCAAAATCTTCAAAATATTTCTTTGGCATCTTATACAAAGATTGCCATGTTGATATTACAACATCTTTAGTTACTTTGCGGTCATGACCTTGATATATCTTTTGACAGTATGTACCAGAGCTCCAACCATAATCTTCAAAGTCAGTATACATTTGTTCTACTAATGAAGTGGTGGGAACTAATATTAGAGTTCTTAACCCCATCATTTTGTAATAACGAACTAGTGCATATATTATTAATGACTTACCAGAAGCAGTAGGAGACAGCAACAAAGCACGATGTCTGCTGACAGCATGTTGTACGGCATCAATCTGGTAATCACGAACTCTAAGGGATTTTCCTTTTGACTTTGGTTTAAGAGATTTAACGAATCCTGAGACAACTTCTCGTCCAACAGTTTTTTCATTTTCTACTCCATTTTCTAGTATATATTGAATTCCGTTTCTTGAACAATAATTTTTAATATAGGATAACAACCCAACATAGATTTGCCCTGTAGCTGGAGAGAACAAACGTATCTTACCATCCCACATACGATTACGATACATTGGCATAAACTTAAAGCCAGGCACTTCAAACGTAAAGAACTCTGTTAATTCTTGTTTTGTTGAGGGGTCTAGGTCTTCAAGTACCAAATAGACTTCGTTTTTCTTGGAAATTTTCATACGAATGGCTTACCCAGTATCCACCCCACAAGAGATTTTTTAACTCCTTTTGTTATGGGTCTTACTCTATGCCATACATCAGAATGAAATATTATACAATTTGCTTTTGGATTTTTCTTAATTTCAATATATCTTGGATTTGCGTCTGGGTTATAGATTTCTAAATCAAACTCTCCACCTTTATAATCATTATTTAAAAATATTGAAAAAGATAATTTTCTTATTAACCCATTGGAATATGGAGTGGGGTTGGTATCTTTATGCCAACCATACTCTTGGCCAACATCATACTCTGAATATTGTATTGGTTCTATATCGTTTAGGTGTATATGAGAATCTAACTTTGCGAATTGATTTGTTACTTCATTAAAAACACTTCTACATATCTGCTGGTCTTTAATCCAAGATACCTTAGAGTTTCTAGTAATCAAATTACTATCACTATTTTTTGTTAACGTACTAGCAGAAAGATTTTGATTTGCATTAAACTTTAAAATGGTTTTTATCAATTCCTCTGGAAAATATACTTGAATATATTTTACCATCTACATCATTCCTGCTTCAAACTTTTTCCATTCTATTGCGTTTTTAATATCCCATCCACGATTGTCAATTGATTTGATTACACCGTCAATGTATTTTATGACTGTTTCTAAATAACCAATTTTATTCATCAGTTCAATAACTTCTTCGTCAGAAGTAATATACATTGTAAGGTCAGTTTTAAGAACTTTAAAGTCGAATGGTTTAGATGCATAAACTTTTGCGTCAGCCTTGCCACCATAGTATTCCCACTTTTGACGATACATACGTTGATAGTCTCCATTGTGTTTCTGCAACAACAATTGAAACTTTGACCTGTGGTCAAGGTATTTTGATTTTATTTTTTGATTGGTAAGGGATTCAGATGCTAAATCTTCTTGATTAGTAATAACAAGATCATTTCTAGCTTCTTCTTTTAACTGGTCTAAATTCATTATATTATATTTCTCTCAAATTATGAGTAGAGTTGATGTACTCTCTAAGTGTATCTTGACTTTCTAGAAAGTCTTACAATAATTTGCTAAAGCATTATCTTTTCTACTCAGTTTTATTTATAAAGTTTTTATTTCGTATATTTTATATGCAAACTCAGCAGTTGCAATTAAGTTGTCAACATCAGTTGCAGCTTGTGTATAGTCTAATGCACCTAATGATATTGGGAAAATATCTTCAAAATTAATCTCTACAATAGGATTATTTTTATTAGACAATATCATAAGGTTTGCATCAGAATACATTGACTTGTCTGGTGTTGCATTTCCCACATCACCAATATCTGAACTAGTTGATCTTTGACTAGCAGGTGTAGTTGATGTTACATCTCTGTGTGTTGAAAATTGACCTCTGTTTTTAGGAAAACCAATCCCTGTTATCCAATTGTGTATAGACAAGTAATTTTCTAGATATTCATCTACAATAAAAGATATTGAAAGATTTTCATATTCAAGTTTATCTCCCATTGTAGGTATATTTTTAAATGGTGTATTTACAATTGCTGGTGTACCAGAAATGCCCGGCACATTAGCAGTAACCGTAAAGAATTCAACTTTAGGAAGTTGAAGTATACCAAACTTAAATTGAGTTGGACTTGCATAGTCTAACTTAGTTGGTTGTCTATCTATTGGGGATTGTGAGGTGGCCATAGTTATTACCGATTCATAATATACATGGTTACTTCAAATCCAAATCTAACGTCTTGATAAGTTGGTTTTGTCCATTGCATAACTTTCTCCTTATTACTTACTACTATTTATAACGAAAAAAAGGGGAAACAAAAGTTTCCCCTCTTGTACTACATTTATAATGTTACCAATTATTAGGGTTTGATCCTGTTATTCAGAATGATAGGATCAGACTTGTTCCATATCACATCAGTCAAATTAGAATAACGTGTGATGATCTGTGCTGCAACTCCGCCTGCAAACAAACCAGACCAACCGAGAATTACAAATCCCCAATGTAAGGGTGCGCTAAATAGTTCTTCCATAAACCAAAAAGCATGTCCCCATTCGTTTAGACCAACATTTGGCAAAATCATTAACGGGCCAGCAATTGCGAAAACTAATGGAAATGATGTACCCCTGCTATATTGTGGTAAACGAGTTATAGCATAAAGATAACTAGCGATTCCACAAACAATGTACATCGGGAAAGAACCATAAAATACTACAACATGACTAGGTGTAAAGCTAGTATCTCGTATGATTACCTGATGCCATGAAGCATCCTGTTCAGTAAAGAAACTTCCGCCCCAATACACACCGAATAGGTATACGCCTAACCACATCATCCAATAGAAATAACGCTTAATTTCTAATTTTGGGTCTAGGTTATCCAATTGTTCTTTGGTGTCTCTTGTTTTCCAAATCCAACCCCATGCAATTAACGCAAAGGTGGGCATTACTGTCATATGAACTCGCCATAAACCCATCCAGACTTTCTCAAATTCTGGCTCCATCGAATCCATGCCATGTGAATAAGCAAAAGTCCTTTGATACCAAATCCAAAAAACTGCAACTGCTAACATAAGTGCCATACCTGCTTTATAGTATCTTGAATCATACCATTCAGCTGTATTCCACTTTTCTTTAGTTACAGTACTTGATGTTTCTGTATAAGTAGTTGCCATATTTTCCTCCTTGAGACTTATTTATAAGAAAAAAAAGGGGGAACAAAGTTCCCCCTTTCGTACCATAATTGCTATGGTTTATGCACTTCGAAGTGCCGCAAAACCAGCTGCAACAACTGACCTTGGCGCAGTACCCAAACGATACTTGCTATAGGTTAGTCCATCAAATGAACTCACTTTCTTGTTGAGGAAAATAGGGTATCCCTCAGTGCGTAGTTTGCTCATGACCGCACGAACATTCTTTACACCATATCGGTGTGTAATCTGTTTAGCAGTAAGTTCTGCACCATTTACGAGTGCGTTAAGAACCTTTTCAGTTTTAGTAATAGTAGTCATTATATAATTTCTCCTTGAAAATAACTATAACAATCGAGATTTCCCGATTGAAGTAATACTATAACACACCGTATGGTATAATGTCAATACCCTTTTTAAATAAAAGCCAAAAAAAAGGGAATTCCGAAGAATTCCCTCTTTAGTAGGTTGGTTGACCCAACTCTTATGTTTATTACATAAGGTTTGATACTTTAACCCTACGATACCAAGCATTGGTGTTTGCATCAAGAGAACCATCAGTATTAACTGTGTCTCCAGCAGCAGCAGCACCAGCAGCAGCGAATGGGTTAGCAGCAAGACCATAACGAGTCTTGAAACCAATCTTAGGTTGGAAAGAACTTTCACCAACCGCACGAACCATTTGTAATGGTACATATGGGCAGTAGAAGAATCCAGCGTCATAAGGTGAAGTACC